GCAACCACCTGTTTGTGTGCTTCGATATGTGCCATAACTCTATCATGTAATGCTGAATACAAAGTATCACGCATTTCAGTTGCGTTGCCGTTTTCAGCATAATCTATAATTTCTCTTGCTTTGTCCATGTTTTTCTCCTAATTATAATATACGTTTCAATTTGGTAAACGTAGTATCTTCTAAACTCAAATCACCTTTAACTGGCTTTGATCCACTCGAACTTTTTGGTTTCGATCCACCTGATGACGAACCATCAGAACTTGCACCGGCCTGACCTTGGTCTGGCATCAATTGTGATTGTTGTACCATCTGGTCAGTTTGAACCTGACCTATCATTTGTTGTTGTGCAACATCATTAGTTACCGCAACAGGCAAACCGAGACCCATTTCTTTTTCTTCATCAATTTCTTTTTGCATTTCTTTGATTTCATCATCAGTCAAACGTAACACATTTTGTTGAATCCACTTTTGTGAGAAATAACGACCTGTATACGGATCAACTGCGGCCAACAAAGACAATCTTTGATTAATTAGTTCCGATTCTTTTAATTCGGTAAAATTATTATCTCTAATAAAGTCATAGTGAATGTTTTCTTTAAACAAATTCCATTCTTCAGCAGTACAAATACCTTTAAGTACACACTGCACACGAAGAGCCTGGTCAAAAACATCCGAAAATTTGTTGCGTAGTCTTTCAACAAACTTAGAAAACTTTAATTCATCTCTAGTAATTTCTGAAGTGCGACCAAGAGAAAAACTTTGATTCGGTTCTAATCTAGAAACTGGTACAGACAATGCACCATACAATTTCTTTTGGAAGTACTTAACATCTTCCAACTCACCTAGGTTTTGACCACCAGGTAATGTAGTAATCTCTGTACCTTTACCACCTTCACGGCGAGGTAACCAAAAGTCTTCCATCATGGACATAAACTTTCGGTCGTCACGGACTTCACCTGTGTTTGCATCATAGACAAGTTTGTTTTTATACTTGACCATAATGTCACGGAGATATTGTTCCGCTTTTAACTTAGGAAGATTACCAACGTCAATATAAAAGATACGGCGTTCAGGAGCCCGTGAAATTCTATAGATAACTGTTGCATCTTCAATCATTCTTAACTGATTCAATGGCTTGATTGCCTTGTGTAAGTATGACAACACAACTGCTCTACGTGAATCCATAAGGCCAGAAACCACCGAGATGATCGAATCTGTTGTGATGCGTGTACCGACTGGTCCAAAGTTTGAAGATGATCCTGAGACTACCTTGTCATTGTAGATGTAGTATTCATTCACAGGTTGCATAATCTCTACACCTGTGCGTTCATCTTTCTGTTTCTTAATCTCACGTACTTTACGCAATCTACGTGGATCAATATATCTTAACTCTTTAATGCCTTCTTGTGGGTTTTCACGATCAATAATAAGGTGATAATACATTCTGCCGTCAATATAATAACGGCGGAAAATATCTTGTGCCATGTTTTGATAATTAAACAAACGAAGAATAGTATTAAATTCTTCTTTGATGGCTTTCTTAATTTTATCTGGTTGTTTTAAATCATCTAAAACAATTTGAGTAATTTTACCATCATCATCTTGTACAATAGCTTCATTAACTATGTCATCTATCGCAGATTCAATTTCTGGTTGCATTGCCATTTCACGGTATCGAGAAATCAGTTCTACCTCATTCTTTGCAGTACCATCTAGGTCAACATATGTGCCATAATAAGCGGCAGACGTAATAGTTAATGCGCCATCATCCGAAGTTGGAGGCGCAAAAGATTGTTGAACGGCTTTATCATCCTCGTCCTGTTGTCGAGAAATTGTAAATCCGAAAAGTGAAAACTTATTTGTGTTTGCCATAGTTTGTGTGTAATTATAAAATCAAAAAAACATGGAGGGCCCAAGGCCCTCCCCATATATCAAGTTGTTGTGTTTGTTTCCCAGAATTGGTAAGCAAATGTACAAGTATATTCTTCAATCGAATCGTTTGATCCCCAATCTAAATCAATTGGTGACAAATCTAGTGGAAACACACCAACAAAATTGTATTTCTTTATTTCATTTCCTGTTTTGCCGTACTGTATTACGCTTGCATCTACAGAATAACTTGTAGATCCTGAAGCTGCACCAGAACGTATGTTGGTTGCATTGCTGTTTAAAGAATTCATCCATGATTCTAAAGAATTTCGTATTGCAAAATCTTCATCATTGATGATTGTTAGTGTCCAGTCAGCAAAAGTTCTGTTACCAGGAAATTTCATTTCACGACCAAAGTAAAAAACTGGCACAGTACCAATTGTTGAACCTGGTAGTTGAGCTGTTTTGGCCATAAAAGTTATTTTCTGGCCTGCAGCTGTGGAATTTGCTACAATCGTTGGGAATATTAAAGAGACTGAAAACAGATTAGGACGAGCACCGTCACCAATCATGTTTGCTCTAAATTCTGATACATTAAATGCCATTGTTTTCTCCTATTATCGTTTTATTTATTAGGCTGCACCGACAATTGTGGCGAAGTCAACACCAGTTCCAATAGCAACAAAGTTCAATTGAACATAATTGATGGAACGAGAAGGCTTAATGTAAAGATCACCAACAAATTGATTGCTGTCGATTATTTGTGCGGTATTATTTGTTGAATCACAAACAACTTTGAAATCTGTAATACCACGGCGACCTTGAATATCACGCAAGAATGGAACTACTAGAGCAATAAATTGTGCTCTTGTAAACTCATCATTTAATTCAAACATTGAATACTTTGCTGCCTGAGCAATAGATTTTTCTAGAATAATAAACAATCTACGTACATTGATTCTATCAAAAGCTGATGGTTTATTCAATAGCGTTTTGTCACCAAACAGTACAGTACCTTGGCCAGGCAAAGATAAAACAGGGTTAACACCTTGTTTGTACAATTCGTCACGAAATGTTTTTGTTGGATTCCATGATAATTTAACACAGTTTTTAATGCCGCCACGATTTAATCCAGCTGGAGAAAACCATGTGTCTCTTGTATTATCTGTATTGACACACAAACCAGCAATATCAGCATTCAAAGGAATCCAACGATATGTGTTATTGTATTTGTCTAATTGATATTTCCAACCAGAGTCTGCAACAACATATGAAGATGATCTTGCTAAAGCTGTTAACCAGTTTGTAATATTAGTAGATTCGTTTCCTGCTTGATTTACAACATCAACATATCTTGGAGAAATAAACGCAATACAGTCTGCTCTAGAAATTGCAACATTGTCAATTACGTGTTGTTGAACTGTAACACTATGTCCACCAGTTAGAACCAATGAAATGTCAACTGCTTCTTTATTAATAAACAAATCATATGCAGTTTCTAGATCGGAATCTTCTACTGTACCAGCAACAGCATTCGCCAAAGTTACTGTTGCAATTGCTGCTGGGTTAGCAAAAGTTTTACCAAATGCTGTTGTACCCCATGTTGCATTTGTTGTGGCATAATCAACAGGATCCATTGCGTAAACATATTGTGAATTATTAAAAATAACTTGTTTGTAATAATTTGACACACCATTAATTACCGCATCAGAAGCAGCTGAAAGAAATGCAAATGTTTCTAAGACTGTTCCTGCAACACCAGTAAAGTAACCAAGCTTGTCTATAACAACAATGTGCATTTCATCAAGTGAACCGCCTACCGAAGTTGCATACTCTGATGTGCCTGGAGCTGATGTGAAATATGATTTATATGCCCAACTTGCAAAAAGACTAGTTTTTGCACAAACTGAAATTTCTATAGAATTACCCAGTAAACCTGGATATCTAGCTACAAAAGAACCATATGCATTTGCGTTTCCTGATAACAAATATGAGAGTTCATATGCATCTTCGTTTTCAATTTTAATAGCAACACCAGTTGCATATGCATTTCTTGCGGTTGAACCAATTGCTCTAACAACACTTAAATTGTTGCCGTAAGCCAAGAAATTTGAGCAAGTAAAAAATGATACTGCTGTATCTGTATTTGGTTTACCGAATGTTTTTGCGAGTGATAGTTCATCACCGATCAATTTAATTTTATTTGCTGGACCCCATTGAAACGTTCCAGCAAATGCACCGGCCGTAGTCTGTACTGATGGAACAACTGTTGTTGCGTCTATCTCAGATACATTTACGCCTGGAGAGATTTGAAATGCCATTTTATTCTCCTTGAATTATTATGTTCTTTTGGCAAAATACCATAAGAGTATTTATGAAAGGCTGGATTTACAACCTGTCCATCATCTTTCTTGTAAAGCTTGCATAGACTTCTCCACCGTCTGCAAGTTCCCATACATCACCACCCATAACCTCAAAATCATGTTCCAATCCGTCCTCAATAATAGGGGCTGGTAAAACATCATCGTCCATTTGATTCATGTTTTCTAACTGAATCTGTTTACGAATGTCGTGGTTAACAATTTCTTTAAAGTATTGTTGAGTTGTTACCCATGAAAACATAACCAAAGACATGACCATATCATCATTTGCACCTTCTTCCGCACTAAAAGAGTTCTTTTGTTGGATAAAGGTGGTCAATTCTGAATATGTATCAAAGTCTTGAATTTGCAATTTGTCACCTTCTATTAAGGTTTTAAGGTTTGAACAACCTATTGCCTTAACTTGTGGTGACATTTTCAGTCCCATTTGAACACCACGAGCAAAACCTGCCGACAATTGCTGCGGTTTCTTATTACCTGTAAATATCTTCCAAAGGTTCTCATACTCAAAATCTGCATGTAATGAATCGGCCACCTGTGGATTATTGTTAATTTCTACCAAAACATATGCATCATTATAATATCTGGCTGTATTGTAGATGACTGTAGGAAACAATATAGGTGTAATTGATGAACTCTTATATGTTGCCACTTGTTTGTATGGTGTCTGAGATATATCAATTACAGAGAAAGCTGAACTATCAAGGTTCTTACCTTCAGATACGTCTACTGTTATGCAATACAGGTGGTCAGATTTGGATTCATTAACACCTTCTTTGACTGGATGTTCATATATCTTTAACAGGTCGTGGTTTGCAATTGGATCAATGTATACCAACTGTTGCAACTTGTAACCAGAAACCAAAGTGTTTGAAGAACCTAAAAACTCAGTCTCAAATTCCTGTGAGAATTGTCGTTGAGAAGTATTGCGAATTGTTTCTTCTTTCCATTTTTCATCTCGACCAGGTACGTGTGACCAATGTATTTCAAAGTTAACGTAGTTATTCTTTTTGTTGATTGAATCCATCCATAACTTATAGAATAGATTCATGCCGTTAGGTGTAGACACAATAATAATCTTTGTCTTTTTACCTGATGAAATTACAGGGTAAACAGAGTTAAAGAATTCTTCCGCAATATTGTTTGGAACGAAAGCAAATTCATCCAAGAATACAATGTTAAATGAGCCTCCACGAATTGCGGATGATGACGTAGATGCAGCAACAATCTTAGAACCGTTTTCTAGTTCTACATTACCTTTGTTCCATGTAACAATACCTTGTTGCAACCACATTGGTAAATTCTCATAAGCCAATTGGTATTTGGCCAAAATATCACGAGCCAAGGCACCTTTGTTTGCTAGAACTGCACAGTTTTGCTGGTCTGTAAAGATGGTTGCCCATAACATATATGCAACTGTGGTGGTGGTTTTACCAACCTGTCGAGGACATTTGGTAATAACAAAACGATTGTCCTTGAAAAGTTTTAACATCTTTTCTTGGAACGGCCACATCTTAAAGTTGATTAGACCTTCATCAACGTTGACAATCTTTACATAATTTTTTGCAAAATACACGGGATCTTTGGCACATTTGATATACTCATCAATCTGTTCTTGTGTGTATTCTACCTTGACACCAGCCTTTTTGAGTAAAGGATTATCACGGTATGCTTCGCCAAATTTTAAATCAACTTGTTCAATCATTCTTTACTTTTTAAAAGTTTATTTAACTCAGCAGTAGAACCAACGAAAATTGCTTTATCAATTTTGGTATCACCTTCTTTTTGTTTACCATCCATTGTACGCATTTGTTTTTGTACCGCAAGCAACTCTTTGTTTGCGTCAACCACGTTTTTCAACAGAGTGCCATATACCTCAAATGCCCTAGGATGTTGTCCTGCTTTTGCGATGTTGAGTATTTCTTCCATGGCTTCTTTGCCTTGGTCAATCAAGTCTTGTAGATTATCTTTTGTTTGTTGATATGCATCTTCCAAGTCACCCTTTAAATCAGGACCATTTTCTGGTTTTGATACCACCGGCACCAAAGGTTTTTCCTCTTGTTCTACCGGTGTTACATCAAATAACTTTTCCATGTTTTTGTCAAATGTATTCATAGTTTTTAAATTAATTATAGTGCTGCAATCCTACTTTGGAAGTCGGCAAAACTTGTTGATGCTGCAACAATCACTTTTAGGTTTGCGAGTGGTAGAGCAGCTGCTCTTTGTGTTGTACCATTATTAAATATAACATTTCCAGTATTTACAAGATTCTTGCCGCTCAAATCTAAAGCTGTTGGATCACCAGATGAAGGTACTACAATTTTGCCATTTGCATTGAATTGCCACTTTTGTTGGAATGGTGTTACAGATTTCTCATACAAACCACCAGGAGTTGAATATACAATTACATTCATTGCATATGTATAATCTGTATTGTCGGCAATCGTTACAGTTGTATTACCGGTACCAACAGTTGTACTTGTTGCAGTGTTTGCTTCGGGTATACCAACATATGTAAAATCACCCCAAGAACTACCATTTGCACCAAGATATGTTCCTGATAGA